AGAGAGCTCTGATGGAAGCAGGGGGAGAAGGTACGGGCTTTAGCCCTAGCGCCTTCTACCGGTTTATGTTTGAGCCTTTGCCAAACCATCCCCGCACCAGTCTTGCAGACTTAATGGAATCCTACGATATTATGTCAAAGCAAGATATGCGCAGAATGAGGTTTATTTCAAAGCAGCTTGTTCAAGTAGAGGCTGCAGACGCTGCTGGAAAAATAAATGACCCAGAATTTGTGGCACAAGCAGGACCCATTCTAGATTTTTATACGAGCATAGCCGGTTCTGCGTTAGGTACAAAAATGGGCTCTACATTGATGGGCGGACAAACCGGGCCCGGTGCTTTGAAAATGGCGCAAAGCGGCTCAACCATGACTAAAGACATACTGACGCGTATCCCGGCCTCAAAAAAGTTAGAGCTTCTTGAGCTCACCTTTTTGGACCCAGATCTTACTGTTGCTTTAATGGCGAAGCCGCAAAACCAAAAAGATAAGTCCCGCGTTTTCTCGAAGGTTAATCGGTTTCTACAGGAGCAGTTTGGTGTTCGTGGCGCAGCAATGCAGCCGTATCTGCTTAGAGAAGGGGCGGAAGAGGAGGACACTGGAACGGGCGTTTCTGAAGAAGAGTTTTTAAATGAAAGCGGAGACCAGACCTCTATTGATCCGTCACTCATACCTCAACAAGTTCCGACGCAACAGGTGGCACCTCCCACGACCGCTTTAGCGTCGGCTGCTCCTGTTCAACCACAGCCCGTTGCGCCTCCTCCCGTGGCCAGCGGACCCGTGGACAGGAGCCGTTATGCCGCAATGTTCCCGACCGACATTGCATCATCAATGATTCGTCAACAGGGCATCGGGAGCCTGATGGGATGATCGGTGACGCGCTGATACTCATGTTACAGTCAAAAATGCACCGTGAATGGTATTTGCACGATCTTGAGCGGTTAATAATTCCTGCGATGTTAAATGACAAGCTGGAGATCATGTATGAAGACTCGCGGCCCACGGGCCTCTTCACATATGCGTTCCTGCCGCAGGATATACGCGAAGAATATGTAAACGGAACGGCGAAACTGCCTGCTAAGATATGGAGCTTCGGCCCAAAAGATGGTATGCTGTATGTGATAGATTTCATAGCGCCGTATCAGAACGCACTTAAATTAGGAAGATTTGTACAGAAAAAACTGACAGAGCGTTATATTGAAACCTATCCATTTGATGGAGCCAGCTTCATCCGCCAGATGAAAGGCAAGCGTGTTGGGTATGCTACCGGCGTACAGTCAGAGCTAGATATGAGGAGATATTGCTGTGCTGTTTAAAAAGCGTTGGTCAGACGGACTACACGATGATTTCGAGCATCTAAACGAATTTGAACTCAAGTTCGGTCTCTTCGGCGGTGACGGCGGCGGCTCTTCTGGCGGTGGTAGCACGACTAGCAACAAGTATAGCGCTTCAGATCAAGAGCCGGAACGCGGTAGACCGTCTTCACCCGCGCCCGCACCACAAAGCTTCAGCCCGCAATCTTCTATATCAGCAGGCCCACAAGCTAATTTCGGAAATGTAAACACAAGTTCTGGATTTGCACCGGGTTTAGCCGATATCGCACCGGGTGCAATGGTAGATACCGCACCGACCGCGGCCTACGGGCCTTCGCCTTCTGCCGCGCAACAGAGCGCCTTTAGTTCGGCACCTTCTTTTAGTATGCCGTCACTCGCAGATATTTCTATGGCCGCACCATCTATATCTGCCCCATCTATATCTGCCCCATCTATGTCTGCCCCTACTTCTATCGGACAGGCGATAGCAAACGCACAAAACTTAGGTTTTGGGTCTGTGCCCGGAACAAACACCTTTGGTTATAACGCGCCGGTAGGCCCCGGTACTTTAGGCATTGGAACAAACCTGTCGGGGGATATAGGACTTGGATACAGTATGAACTTTGCTAAAGGTGGAGAGGTTCACCAAGGCATTGGTAGCTTGATGCGGAGGCGATAATGGCGCTTTATCAGGGACACGTATTTATTCCTCGCCGACTTCGCAGTGAAGACTTAGCGCAATTAAATGACTACCAAAGTCAGATTGACGCCTATAAGGACAGTTATGACGCCTACAAACAGCAGGTGGAAGACTACAACAAAGCGATTGAAACATGGAACAAAGGCCCGCGCACTAGCCCGTTTGAAGGTGTTGAGCCGACTGCCCCAGCAGAGCCGGGGTTTAAACAAGAAGATATTGATGCGTTTCAAGACGAGGCTTTGGGCCGTGCTACTCAGCGCCAGAGCCAGTTACAGACAGCCGTCAACGTGGCTCAAAATCCAGAGGCTTATGGTTTTGGCGGCTTCGGCTTTCAATATGGCGGTGTTGTACCTATGCAACAGGGTATTGCATCTTTACAACAGCCAGTTACGGGCTTCTTCTCCCAATACTTTTCCCGCTAAGTCAATCTTACTACGCAACGCTTGCAATATTTTTTCGTCAATAGTGTCGGGCGAGACAAGGTCAATATATGTCACTTTGTTCTTCTGCCCAATCCGATGTGCACGGTCTTCCGACTGCAATCGAATTTCTAGGTCATAACTGTTGCTGTAATAAATGACCGTATTCGCCGCAGTCAGGGTGATGCCGTAGCCGCCTGTCTTAGGCTGACCGACAAAAAACCGTAACGGTCCGTCTTTTTCTTGAAAGCGCTCCACGATCTCCTGCCTTTCATCTTGAGGCGTAGCACCGTAATAAGTTGCGACCGCTTCGGGCCCAAAGCGGTCGCGCAGGGCATTAGCTACCTGTTGGATGTCGTGTGTATACGTCGCCCAAATGATAGCCTTACCCTGTAACTCGTCAGTAATCTCCAGCAACTCCCGCAAGCGGTTGCTGTCCAGAACCTGAACCTCACCTTCATCTGGTTGAAGGTGACCACAACATATTTGTTGTAGCCTCATAATCTGTGTCAACACGCTGGCCGTGGTAGCCAACCCACCGTTTTGTAATTCAGCAAGCGCCAGTTTCTTCATCTGCTTATAGACGCGCTTCTGCTCATCCGTCAGTTCAACGTCGCGCCGTATATACATCTTATCAGGTAAATCCAAGCACTGCTCTTTCAGGATGCGGTTACTAAAGCGGTCCAGCTTCAGATTGAGTTCATCAAGCCGCCGATAGCCCACGATCTCCTGAAAAGCACGGGTGCCCATCTTACGCTTTTGCACCAGCGCATAGCGGTTCTGAAAGGCATAGTAGCTACTAAAGCCCAGCGCTTCGGGAGACAGGAACATACATTGTGAATACAAATCCATCGGGGACTTAGTCACGGGAGAGCCTGTCAGGATGCGCTTGTATGTGGCGTCTTTCGCCAGCATCATTATGTTCTTGGTGCGGGTAGCCTTGCGGTTTTTGATCGTCGTGCTTTCGTCCACCACCATTATGTTGTCAGGGTTTTCTTTCAGAAAAAAGTATGCGGCCTTCGTACCACGCGGCGTGGACAGCGCCTCGACATTCATTACAAACACTTTGAGCCCGTCAAACTCGCCATACACAAGTTCCTTCATGTCTTCCTGAAACTTTTTAGCGGTAGATGGTGTCCAGCGCACAACCATGCGCTCAATGTCATCGGGCAAGTGAGTAGGTATCTCACCCTTTACCCAGTTGTCATACACACCTTTAGGCGCTAGAATTAAAGCAGCACTTATCTTTTTGTCTTTGTACAAAGCCCCGATAGTGTCAATCGCCACCTTGGACTTACCTGTTCCCATCTCCATGAACAGTGCGTAATAGTCCGCGGCCCACGAGTCTTCCCACGCTTTCTGCTGGTGGTCGAACGGCTTCGTTTTAAATTTATAATCCCGCATGATTTTTCTCCTTGACACTAAGACAATATAAGCATATATATGACATTGTCAAGGCCCGAATGGTGCCTTTAACCACGATAGGAGAAACGCGATGAGCGATATCTTTGAACAGATGGAAGAAGACTTTGAACAAAGTCTGGCTTCCTCAGTCGAAAAACTGGACCAAGGCGATCTGACTACGGTTGCTGGGATGGCCAGAGCAATCCGTGATAAGGAGAAAGCGATCAACGATCTTGAGCAGAAGCTGAAGGACGAGAAGAAAGCTTTACTCAAAATGACGGATGAAGACCTACCTACCATGCTTGCAGAAATTGGTCTGTCTAGCATGAAACTTGATGACGGCTCAGAAGTTACAGTCAAGCAAACCTACGGCGCAAGCATTTTGGTGGACAATCGTCCAGCGGCATACGAGTGGCTACGGGAGCGAGGCTATGATGACATCATCAAAAATACAGTCGCGTGTCAGTTTGGCCGCGGTGAAGACGACAAAGCATCCGCCTTTAAGGAGTTTGCTGAAAAAGAAGGTTTCCTTGCAGAACAGAAAACGGAAATCCACCCGCAGACACTTCGTGCCTTTGTTAAAGAGCGCGTCGAGAACGGAGACGATTTCCCGATGGAATTGTTTGGAGCCTACATTGGTCAACGAGCCGTTGTTAAGAGGAGCAAATAAAATGGCTGAAAAAAAGAATGCTGTAGCAGAGCAGAAAACTGCTGAAATCGTCCAGTTCGACCCAACTATGTTTGAGGCAGACGCTGGTGTTGGTCTGGAAAATATGGGTCAAGACGATCTTGCCCTGCCGTTCCTGAAAATTCTGGGCGGTATGAGCAAGGAGCTCGACGACCTAGAAGACGCCCGCAAGGGTGACATCCTGAACAGTGTCTCTGGCATGGTGTACAAGGGCAAGGACGGCATCAACGTCATTCCGGTAGCCTACCAGCGTCGGTTCATCCAATGGGCCCCCAGAGGCGAAGGAACGGGCGCTCCCGTGGCTATCTACTCACCGGGTGAGAAGATGCCAAAAACTGAGCGGTCTGTCGATGACAACAAAGAGTATGTCACCGACGGCTCTGGTCAGTACATCGAAGAGACGCACCAGCACTTTGTGATCGTCCTAAACGACGACGGCTCTGCTGAGACAGCGTTGATTGCGATGAAATCCACCCAGCTAAAGAAGTCCAGAAAATGGAACAGCATGGTGTCTTCGGTAACAATGCAGGGCAAAAACGGGCCGTTTACTCCGCCACGTTTTAGTCATGTTTACCACCTCAAGACGCAACTGGAAGAAAACAGCAAAGGTAGCTGGCACGGCTGGGAAATGAGCCGCGTCGGACCTGTCGAGGATATGAACCTGTACAACCGTGCAAAAGAGTTCAACGCAAGTATCCAGTCGGGTGACGTTGTTGTGAAGCATCAGGACGATAGTGTTAGCGGAGAAAACCTCTCCGACGACGTGCCGTTCTAAGTAACTGGGGTGGCGTTATAGCGTTATAGCGTTATAACGTCATCCTTTTTCTTTTGGGGGCGTCATGTCTGTAGAAAAGTTTTCCGCCGTATTTAATGGCCTACAGTTGGCCTACGGCACATATAAAGTCGAAAAGAAACAGGCCAACGGGAAGAACACGGGCCGTGCCGCCATTATGCGCGAACCGCGCACCACGGCACTTTGGGAAGGTCACCTGTCCGGCAAAGGCCGCGCTATTGGTATCATACCGATCAACGAAGACAATAATTGTGTTTGGGGTTGTATTGATGTTGACCAGTACCCGCTTGACCACAAGCTACTGGTAGAAAAAATCCGCAAGCTAAAGCTTCCGCTTGTTGTCTGCCGCTCTAAGTCCGGCGGCGCACACTGCTTCCTGTTTACCACAGAGTGGGTGGAAGCCAAAGATATGCAGGCTACCCTGCAACAGATTTCCGCCGCATTGGGATATGGCGGCAGTGAGATATTTCCAAAGCAGGTGAAACTTCATCTTGACCGCGATGATGTAGGCAACTTCCTGAACCTACCTTATTACGACGCGGAAGACGGCCTACGCTACGCGATTAAAGACGACGGCACTTCTGCCACGCTTGACGAGTTCTTTGAGTTATATGAGACGCACAAGCAGACGCCAGAACAGTTGATGCAACTGCAAGTAGGCGAAGAGGCAGAGTCGGCTACACTCAGGGACGGACCGCCATGTCTACAGTTTTTAGTCAAAAATAAAATAGGCGAAGGTGCCCGCAACAACGGATTGTTTAATTTAGGTGTGTATGTACGCAAGGCCTACCCAGATAGCTGGGAGACCGAAATAATGACATACAACCTGCAATATTTAGACCCACCACTGGCTATCAATGAAGTCACGGTTATAACCAAGCAGCTTAACCGCAAAGACTACACATATAAGTGTAGTGATGCGCCGATTAACGCGCACTGTAACAAAGAGTTGTGCCAGACCCGTAAACACGGCGTCGGTGCGGCTATTCAAGGCGCGGCTATCGCCAATTTGCGTAAGTATAACTCTGTCCCACCCGTCTGGTTTGTGGATGTAAACGGGGAGCCGCTAGAGCTAGATACAGAGGCTCTGATGAGCCAGCCCGTATTCCAGAAGGCTTGTATGGAGCAGTTGAACTTTATGCCGCGCTCTGTCAGCAAGCAGATTTGGGAGGGGCGTATTGGTGCTTTGATGAATGAGATGCGCGACAACGAAAGCGCAATTATGGAGGTGGCAGAAGACGCCAGCATAAGCGGTCAATTCTACGATTACTTAGAAGAGTTCTGCGCTCATATGCAAAAAGCTAATGACAAAGAAGAGATCCTACTCAAGCGGCCTTGGACGGACGAAGACGAGGGTCTGACATATTTCCGCCTTAAAGACTTTGAGGCCTTCCTAAAGCGTAACAAGTTCTTTGAGTACAAATCACACAAGATAGCTCAGCGTCTACGAGACAGGGGCGGCGACAGCACCGTTCTGCGGATTAAATCCAGAACCGTCAGGGTGTGGCAAGTCCCAGCATTTGAGTCAGGAGATATTGAATTTAACAGCCCTAACTTTGGGTCAGAGCAAACGGAGGCACCTTTCTAATGTTACTAGCGGACGGATTTAATGATGCCGTTATCGGCATGGGAGAAAGAGCGGGGCAACCCGCCATAGTGGTGTACGACTTTGATAAATGCGTAGCCATTCTGTGTGAACGAGACAATCTGAGCATAGATGAGGCTGTGGACTTTATGTACTACAATGTAGTCGGGGCGTGGATGGGAGACGAAACCCCTATCTTTATGCGTCGTGTCAACAGCGTCGAGGAGTTGACCGATGTCGATTAGAAATCAGGAAATCTACAAAGAGCGGGTAGTTGAAAGACGCACTTTGCAAGCCGTCGCGGACAAATATGGCGTATCTCGTGAGCGGGTCAGACAAATCGTTGCCAAAATTGACGCGATAACAAACCTGATGAAGTCCTTCCCAGAAGTGCCCGTCTATGTCAAAGACATCCCGTGGGAGGTTCGCACTTATAACTGCCTGTGCAACGAAAACCTTACGCCGATGTTCCTAGCGGAGTTTGTTGAATACACCAAAACAAACGACCTACGCCGGATACCAAACTTAGGCAAAGTAAGTCTGCGGGAGATTAAAACAAAACTAGCTCAACACGGTTACGAGTTGCCCGATGGATACTAAAATATTCCGTATATACGGCCCGCCCGGAACTGGTAAAACTACCGCCCTGCTTAATAAAGTAGATGAGGCGTTAGAAGCAGGCGTAAACCCCGCCCATATCGGCTATTTTGCCTTCACCCGACAAGCCGCCAACGAGGCTGTCGAACGCGCTTGCACCCGCTTCAAACTAGATAAATCACAACTGCCGTGGTTCCGCACCCTGCACAGTTTTGCCTTAAAGTTGTCCGGTATTCGCCAAGAACAGGTTATGCAGGCAGAGCATTACAAAGAATTAGGCCACGCCTTGGGCGGCATTGACTTGCGGGTGGATGCAAACCAGATCAGCGGCGACGAACTGTTTGACCTGAACAAAAACAGCAACCCCTTAATCAGTCTGATTAACCTAGCCCGTCTACGCAAAGTGGATTTGCGGCAACAATATGACGAAACACAAATGGCAATGTCGTGGAGTTATGTCAAATATGTAGCCGATGCCCTACAGGAATATAAGAACAGGTTTCAGCTATATGACTTTACCGATATGTTGGAAGTGTTTGTGCGTGACGGCGCAGGGTTCTGCCCACGTCTAGCCATCACCTTTATTGACGAAGCGCAGGACTTGTCACCGTTACAGTGGGACGTGGCTCATGTGCTAGAGCAACACTCAGACCGCATATACTGCGCTGGCGATGACGACCAAGCCATCTACCGCTGGGCCGGTGCCGATGTTGAACACTTTATCGGCCTCAACGGCGGTTACGAAGTGCTTGAGCAGTCCTACCGCGTACCCGCTACCGTTCATCCGCTTGCAGAGCGTATCGCTCAACGCATCAAACGCCGCGTACCAAAGACCTACCTACCGCGCAAAGACGCAGGCAAGGTGCAACGCATTATAGACACGGGACAGATAGATTTTTCTGAGGGTTCGTGGCTCGTGCTGGCTCAGGCCGGATACTTTCTTGACTCCACTGCGGAAGACTTGAAAAGCCGTGGATTCCTGTTTAGCCGGAAAGGCTACCGCTCAATCTCAGAAAGACTAAGTGAAGCCGTCAATGGCTGGGAACAAATGAGAAAAGGCAAGCGAATAACCGGAAAGGCCGCACGAACCGTGTACAGTTATATGTCCGTCGGTGACAAAGTCAAGCGCGGATTTAAAAAATTACCCGCTGTAGATGACGATGAAACAGTAAGCCTAGAAGAACTGCAACAAAACCACGGCCTGCTAGCCACTATCGACATGATATGGCACGAGGCAATGGATAAACTGCCCGACAGCGACCGTGCGTACATCACGGCTCTTCTGCGGCGCGGCGAAAAGTTTAATGCCATACCTCGCATTAATCTGTCCACGATCCACGGATCTAAAGGAGGCGAAGCAGACAATGTTGTGCTATATACAGACTTGTCTCCTGCCGCCGCATCCGCCGCGGAACACGCGCCAGATGACCTGCATAGAGTGTTTTATGTAGGTGTAACCAGAACCAAGCAGAACCTTTACTTGGTTGAACCCGAAGACACGAACAGGAGTTATTTGATATGACTATGAAACCAAAAGGCCATTATGATGTAGACCCCAACGATCCCCTACCTTTCCGCATTCTCGCGGAACATCAATTAAATGATGTGGGCTGGCATAAACCGCACACTAATTTGGTGGCGTCCTTGTTGCAAAAGCTTTACCACACCTGTCCCAGCACAAAAATCGACATTGACGAATTTTGGGGGAATTACATTCAGAAATTAGACAAAGAGCTCGACAATGAAACGCGAAGAAATTCTTAATAAGGCAGAGATCCTAGTCAACGGCTCACGGGCCAAAGAATATGGGGATGCCCGCGAAAACCACGAGCGCATAGCCAAGATGTGGTCTGTGCTTCTGGACAAAGAGATTTCTGTGTCGCAAGTTTACCAGTGTATGGTGGCGGTCAAACTATCGCGGCTCACGGTAACCCCAGAACATGAAGATAGCTGGGTAGATATCTGCGGCTACGGCGCACTTGGTGGAGAGGATTAATGGTTCGTTTCATCCGAATACATAACTTAGAAGAGTACCTAGCCCAAGGCTGGGTACTCATGAAATGTGGCAAAGAAATGGCCGCAGTTAGGAAAGTATAATGGCACTACAGATGACCATGTTCGGCCCCAAGAGTGAGTGGGTGCCACCCGCAGAGCTACCCGACATCTTTGATGCTAAGCAAATTGCTATAGATGTCGAGACCCGCGACCCAAACATCAAAACTAACGGCCCCGGATGGCCTACAGGTGACGGTGAGGTAGTGGGCTACGCTATCGCGGTAGCGGATTGGGCAGGATATATCCCGATCCGCCACCTTGGCGGCGGCAACCTCGACGAGCGCATTGTCAATAAATGGCTCAAGAAGGTATTTGAGTGCCCTGCCGACAAGATCATGCACAACGCACAATATGATGCGGGATGGATACGCCAGATGGGCTTCACGCTAAACGGTAAAATCATCGACACGATGCTAATCGCCGCGCTACTCGACGAGAACCGCTTCAGCTACAGTCTGAACAGCCTTTGTTACGACCTGTTGGGCAAAATTAAAACAGAAAAGACATTACAAGAAGCCGCTAGAGAATTTGGCCTCGACCCAAAAGCTGAGATGTGGAAAATGCCCGCCATGTATGTCGGGCCGTATGCACAAAATGATGCAGAAATCACGCTCGACTTGTGGAACTACTTGTCTACACAATTGACCAAAGAAGACCTTTGGCCTATCGCAGAACTGGAGTTAAAACTTCTGCCCTGCCTGATTGACATGACTTGGCGCGGCGTCCGCGTTGACCAAGATCGTGTCGAGCGCACCAGAAATTATTTAATTAAGCAGGAAAAAGAGGTTATCAAACGGATTAAGTTCGTAGCTGGTTCTGATGTAGAGCTCTGGGCGGCGGCGTCAATAGCCAAGGCCTTTGATAAACTGAGCATAGCCTATCCGCGCACCGAAAAAGGCGCACCGTCTTTTACAAAGTCTTTTCTTGCAGACCACCCACATGAATTGGCGCAGTTAATTGTTAAAGCCCGCAACCTGAATAAGACCAGCGGCACCTTTATCAACACCATTATGAAGCATTGCCGGAGCGACGGGCGCATCCACGGTCATATCAACCAAATCCGCTCTGACGATGGCGGCACGGTATCGGGCCGCATATCCATGTCCAACCCCAATTTGCAGCAAATCCCTGCCCGCGACCCAGAACTTGGCCCGATGATCCGTAGCCTGTTCCTGCCGGAAGAGGGTGAGCAGTGGGCGGCGATTGATTTCTCGCAACAGGAACCGCGCATCTTGGTGCATTACTCATATGTATATGGCAAATCCCGCGGCAAGCAGATGGCGGGGGTAGAGGAGTTTGTAGATGCTTATAGACATGATCCTAATATGGATTTTCATACGATGGTGGCAGAAATGGCGTCGATCCCGCGTAAACAGGCGAAGACGATCAATCTGGGCATGATGTACGGAATGGGCGTCAACAAACTGTCTGACCAGCTAGATATTGATGTAGATGAAGCCAAGGGACTGGTTAGGCAGTATCACGAGCGCGTCCCGTTTGTTAAAGGCTTGATGAATGGCGTTCAAGCACGGCTCAATGACCGCGGCTCAAGCGGCTCTGTCCGCTCTATACTAGGCAGAAAATGCCGTTTTGACCTCTGGGAGCCCGACACATTCGCTATGAACAAGGCTTTACCCTACCAAGATGCCGTCAAAGAATACGGCGAAACCACCCGTTTGAAGCGGGCATACACCTATAAAGCCCTGAACAGACTTATCCAAGCGTCCGCCGCGGACATGACAAAGCAGGCAATGGTGAATATTTATGAACAGGGGCGTATCCCGCTCATTCAAATTCACGATGAGATAGCAATTTCTGTAAAAAATCGTGAAGATGCAAAAAGTATTGCCAATATCATGGAAAATGCTGTACCATTAGAAATACCCAGCAAGTGTGATGTCGAGATCGGCCCAAGCTGGGGAGAGGCGGAGTAACATGACAACAGGTTTCGGAGTTCCTTGGATTGATGCTATTCAGATAGCTCTGATGCTGATTATTATTTACCGGCTCAAGTAAGGCTTTTTTATTATTTTCCTCCCCAACTGACCCCGCTTCGGCGGGGCCTTTTTGCTTGCAATGATACAATATCTCCTATATATTCGCTTACAGAACACAATATATTGGGATAAATTTTATGGATATCACCAAATGGAAATCTGTTCTTGTGCCGATTGAGGTATATGAGCAGATAAAAACGATTGCAAAAACAGAAGGCCGCACAATTAGCGGTCAACTTCGCATTATGTGGGAAGTCTACAAAAAACATAAGTAGTCAGCTACTATATGTAGTTGACTCCTTTTTTTACCTATGGTATGGGATAATTTCTATCAACTCTTATACGGGAGACCGAAATGGAAAAGCACAATACACTTTATGCAATTCAGTTTGCTCTGCACGAGTATGACGAAACAGGAGCCGTGAGCCGTCGCACGATGGAAATGCTGGGCGCACGGGCTATCCTGCTCCGTTATGAAATTGAAGGCGAGGTAGCCGAAGCCTTAGCCAGAGAAAAGGCTAAGAAACAAGCGGCAGAGCCTGCGCCGCCCACTAATGTCGTGCAGATGAAAGAACGAGCCCCAATTAAAAAGCGCAAGAACGGCAGAATAAACTGCGCGAACTGCGGAACGCGGCTCACGGGTCAACAGCGCAAGTTTTGCTCTAAGAAATGCTCAAAAAAGCATTGGAATAAAAATAATAATGAGCGCGTAAAACAGCACAACCGTGATTGGTATCAACGCCAGAGGGATCTAGGACGTGCCTGATTATATAACTTGCCCAGAATGTGGCGGAGAGGGACAATGCGAATATGAAGTCGCTGTCCCTGCTCCTATGGCATGGCGCGGCGGTTGGTTAGAAGGCCGCATGATGGAGTGCGAACTCTGCGGCGGGTCAGGGGAGATTGAAAATGAAGAAGAATAGGGAACTGCAATATCCAACTTTTGGGGATGCTGGCGTAATACAGAAGGCGCTAGACGCGGGCAGGTGCCCAAAGTGCCTGATTACCCTGCCAGAGCCCGCGGACGACGGCTCAGTAACCTGTCCGGTCTGCCTACTAACGATTGGAGACTATCGTGATATGTCCAAAGTGCAAATCAAAGAGTAAGGTCTACAACTCACGACCCACGGACGACGGCACAATACGCCGCAACCGTGAGTGTCTTAAATGTAACCATCGTTATGCCACTATTGAGGTGTCCGCGGATATTAAAAAGGTTGTCGAAACGCAAGTAGTCGCAAAACGCCGCCAAAAAAAGAAAATGTATTCGGCGTCAGCCATTGACCGCATGACGGATGACGAATTAATGGATGCGCTGGAAAAGGGCTTGATTAACCCTGACGATCTGGATTGATGTAGTCCAAGCAATAATGCCAAGACTTATATTCTAAGTCCTCTCTATCAAACTTACGGGGCAGGATGCGTTTAGTGACCTGCCCCTTTAAGCATTCTACGGGTTTAAACAACACCCGTTCGCAATCAGTAGCTACAAGAGCTATTATATCGCAATGGGCTTTAGTCAGGGGCTTCTTTTTACCACTATAGCTGGTAGCAAATTGGTATCCCAAAGATCTACTTTGCCCGTGGTTTTTTAAAAGGCTAGATTTTACCTGAACGCGAAGCATCTGTTGGTCAACATAAGCCACAATGTCCACCGTGTCTAAATTGACTATTTCACAAGACACGCCCAGTTTCATCAACCGAACGGCGCAGATATATTCCCCAAGCTTACCAGCCTCAAATGCCCCCAACAGCACCTCCCTGTAAAAACCTATGTTAATAAGTTTTTATGTCAGAAATAATGCATTAATTTACCCGAATATATGTTGCAATTCCCATACAGTCGTATATAAAGGGACTTGTAGAGCCCCCAAGCTTTACATTCCCGTAGTGAGACCCCCAGAGTCACGGCCTCTGGGGGTCTTTTTTTATCTGTTGACAATATGTAGTAGTGGGGTTATATAGGAGTTATCTTATGTAACTACGGGAGACCAAAAAATGACTAGCAGAGTAAACTTAGATTATGTTTTGACGCGCTTAAAAGGCATTGCCGAACAGCGCAAAGACCGCACAAAAAACCTCAATGAATTTATTCAAGAATGTGAACACAATTTAGCGGTAGATGCCGACAAAGAGCAGGTAATCGACCACATGGCAGATGCTGAAATCGTTGTGGTTACTGGCGATTACTATATTGGCGGCGTTAAACAGCCCCAAGAAATACTCGCCAGACTGCCGTTTATGTGCGGATACAACTTCAGTATGTATGGCGACCCCGTCGAAGACGAAGACTTGAGCGGCTTTGTGAAAACAGTCTTAACCACCGCATCTTGTATCAGGTCTTGCTACGAAACATACCCCGATGTCCCCGTCGGTGTGCAAGTTCGCTTTAATTTTACCCATGTCAATGTGTGAGGAGACAAAAATGAAGAAAACTGATATTGTAAACGAGAAAGCGCGGGACATGGAATGGCAAACAGCCGTCCAACACCTCAATCTGGTGGTCTCGCTCTACGCATCACGGATCGCGGCAGAAGGCCAATTTAGCCGCGAAGCCATAGACAGGGCAACAGAAATACAAGCCGCATGGCAAAGGATACAGCGCGGATGAAAACGGAACTGGAAGACGATTTCGATATAGCAGGGGATCATATGAACGCCCTGCTAGATGAACTGGAACAGGACGGCCACAATGTTGGAGCCGTGATGGGCGGTGCGCTGACCGCGCTCCTGTTTCGTCTTATGGTGCAAAGCCCAGACAACTCAACCACAATGGGTATGCTGTCGTCCGCCATGAACCAAGCGGCAGTTATCGCCGCCGCCTACAATTATGAGGAGGAAACCAAACATTGACAAAACGAATGCCCATGAAGACAGGCGACGAATATGACGCTCTGACAAAATGGAAAAAGTTTCTGCGTTGGCGTTCTGGTCAGCGTAAAGCAATCAAACGCGCTTATAACAAGAAAGAGCGGAAGTGGCTGGATGACGATATGCGCCGTAACGCATAAGGGTTGACGCCCCTTTTTATTTACCTTATGTATGGGATAAATCTTATATCAACTACGGGAGAATGATATGAAAAAGCAGGAAGTGTTGAAAAAACTGACCGATCTATACGACATTTGTGATGACCAGTCAGAACACGCGGATGACGGCTGGAGAAACATTGCTCTGGCTATCTCAACCGCCGAAAATGTTGCCCAAAAAGAAATCACTTGGGATAACCAATACCCGCAGTCCGCGGATCACGGTTCTGACGACGAGTTAGTGCTGTCCGACTACGAGAAGGGCTTTTTGACTGGGTTCTATTTCACTGAACCCGACATCCAAAAAGATCGTCTTAATCGTGACGAGGACAACGACTGGTATGGTGTCCACGTTGGTGAACGAGTGTTTGATCTGTGTGTCTGGAAAGACGAAGACGAAGTCTGCGTGGTCTACGAATGTTTTCTCAATGACGACGGCTTCTGGAACACAAATACAGACCGCCAATGGTTTCTGAAGGAGCGGAGCAACTAATGTAACTTCACTGTAGAGCGATTTTCGGTACTAATAGTGACGACAGAAGAGACAAAATGAAGATAGGTGAGCCGCGGCTCACGGGTCACGGGGCGGCTTTCGGGTCGCCCCCTTTTTTGTGCCAAAACCAGAGAAC